TTCTTTACATTCATAGCGATCTTGTCCCATAATAAGAGCGATAAACTTCAGCAAGCTCTTGTTGGTCAGTTGACTCTTGAACAACATAGTCTTCTTTGTCAACTCGGGCGGCGTCCGCTATACCTATAGCATCTTCTAAACGTGATGCTATAGCAATAATTTCACCGTCTTTTTTCCTAACGATATGCATTAATTCAGACCAAAACAAGGCAAATGGATTGCCATATTACAATACTTAGCATAATCTTCAACTCCAACCATTGCTAATGTCATTAACACAGGCAACGCCGTCAGCATAAGCACAATAATCAAGAATGCCCAACCCAATCCTTTTGTAGTGCAGTAGTATGTTTGTTCACTCATTTTACATTCCTATCATTGTATTTTATCATAATCGTCCATTTTGGATGTTTGCTAACAAATTCATTTGCTTCTAGCAAACTATCGTAGGTATCTTCCCAGATACTCCCAGTTTCAAGATTCATTACATAGTACATTATTCGTGTTCGCCACCGTTTGCCCGGCCATCATATTTACGACCAGACTTTAGCAAATGGTTTAGTGACTCAGGATTGTTTTCTGCTTGACGAAATGTTACAACTGTGATTGTAATACCACTAATAAGCAATAGGTGAAACGCTGCGCTAAGGCCGAAAGCTACGTAACTTCCTACCATTAGGGCAAAGATGCCAGACCAAATAAAGAATAGACACTGAAAGATCATGTGTCCTACCATAGGGTCTAAATTTCGTAGTGGGGATTTTTCGACTGTCATAATGCTGTCCCACATTTCACGTGGAATGTTTATAATTTCAGTCAGTGTAGTTGCCCATCCAATGGGTTTTACATTCTTCATATTACTCTCCGTGTGGTGTGTTTAAAGTCAAACCCAAGATAGGGTTTGACCACTCGTTATAGAATCAATATAATACAGTTTACCTGTATTGTCAATAGCAAATTAATGTTTTATCCATTAAGCATTTCAGCTTTTTGATTCCCATCATGGATTGGAATCTTACGAGGCTTCTTTTCTTCAGGAATTACATTTTCTAGCGAAATAGTTAAAATGCCGTTTACAAAATCTGCGCCATTAACGACAATGGTGTCAGCTATTGTAAAAGATCTACGAAAAGAGCGAGCCGATAATCCACGATGCAAATAAGTTCTTTCATCGTTATCGCCTTGGTTTCCTTCAACATATAATATGCCGTCTTTTAACGTAATGTCAATATCTTTATCTGTAAATCCAGCTAATGCTAGCTCGATGTTAAAGTTATCTTCATCTACTTTTACGATATTATATGGGGGATAATTTGATGTGTTACGTTGCGTTGTATTATTAACAGCATTCATTCTGTCTAACATTCTGTCAAATCCAATAAACAATGGATCGTTTAGAGCCGCAGCATTAAATTTAGTTCTAGTCATTTTTGTTCTCCTTAAATAAGCGAGTTGTTTTGTAATAGACCTCTTTTGAGCGCCTACTATCTATATATAATACTTTTTACTTCAATGTCAATAGTTATAGTGATTTTTTTTGCCGGTAGGAATGCTATGGAGACTTTTTTTGAATTTTTGGGGTTTGCTTTGTTACGGAATGTGTCCACGGCTCAAAGTTCCATCCTGCCATTACCAAACAAGCTGTTTGGTCTGGATATAATGCTACTAAGCTCCAGGCGCCAGTATCTTGATTAACGTGAAATACTACCTCAGGGGTTTGCCTTTCGCCAGTACTATTAATTAAAGTACCGCGGCCTTTCCAAAGTCCGTCTTGACCTGTTGCTTGAAGAACGCCACCAGCTTCTTGAAATGATCCACATGGTAAGCGGATATTATTTCCTTGTTCTTGTGCAGTAGCAAAGCTTGCTACAAGTAGTCCTAGAGTAAGAGTAATGTATTTAATCATTTTAATCTCCTGTACTACCAAAACCTCCATCACGGTCTGTCTTAGATACGATCGGCTCAGCAGTTTCATTGATTTCAATTTTTGTAGTCTTTTCGATGATACACTGTGCTAGCCTTTCACCGTTTTCAATCATAACAAGACTGTCTGTTAAATTAGTCATCATAATGAAAGTTTGTTCTACGTAGTCTGAATCTATTATACCAACATTATTCGCTAATGTCAATCCTTTTTTTAGCGCAACACCTGAACGCACGTACATTTTCATTACATGGTTTTCAGGAATGTCAAACACTAATCCCGTTGGTACTAATACTCTTGTGTCAGGTGGGATCTGAAACGCGTCTCTAACCTTGCCAACACCTTTGACGGCGACGTGGGTTTGTTTGTTCCAATTGTTATAGGCTAAAAGTTTATCACCATTTTGAAAGCAACCTTTAATATCAAAACAAGCTGAACCTTCTGTTGCGTATGCTGGCAACTCAGCTTTTTCATTCACTTTATATACATTCATAATTTATTTTTTTCCTATATTATACTTTGCCTCTAATATCCAATTACCTTTCTCTTTATGAGATAGGATCTTGATTTGGTTTAATGGAGCAATTGGGTCTTGAGCGTTATCAGTATCAATAACGTTAACTAATCCCCATTCTTCAAGCAGGTTAACAATAGTGTTACGCCTTGCTTTATCTTCATCAGCAAACGTGTCTTTTTTACCATCTAAGATAAAAAGTTCTTTAAAGTGTAAAATTGAATAACGACCTTGCTTATGTAATATATGGCAAGACTGATACAGCTTTTTCTCTTTGCGGGATGAGATACCAATGCGGGTGAGAGTTTCTTTGATTTTTAAAAAACTATCTTGAGTTGGGAGGGAAACCTCAATACCAACACCCTTAAAAATGTTTTCTTCAGATTGCATAACCGACAGCACCTTTTTATTATTATTATCACTGAACGCTCAGTTGCGATTCTGAATATTTATCATTTCTTTGATTTAGTACCAACGCCGCCTGTTTCTAGCTTCGTATGGATAGTCTTTAAATCTTCAGCTGATAACGCCTTAAGGTAAAGCTTTGCTATGGTTCTATTGCATTGATACACTTCCTGAATGGCGTCTAAGTCTATGTTTTTATCAGCTTTTGGCCACTTTGAAAACCGTTTGCGTTTACGTAATGCACCACGGTAATAATCAAATTGGGCACGATCAAATAAATGAGCGCGCTGATTTAATTCGTTTGCATGCAGGATAGTATCTTCAAAGTTTGCAAAGCCACGGTTTACCATATAAGGAACATATAGCTTTTCAGCTTGGTCTGGGTTATCATGATTACCAATCAGATCCTCTTTTGTAAAGGACACGGCATTCATAAAATCAAATGGTGTTATCTCTTTCGCCAATTACTTCCTCCAATTCTTTCATCATATCATCAAAATCTTTAGCACAAACTCCACACAATTTAAAATTCCATGGTCCTTCAAGCGTATCTAGGTTTACATCGTATATGTCTTTCTTATCAATATACTGTTTGCATTCAAAGCATTGATGCAATCCCATTAGTTTTTTGATCCATTCACTCATTTGTATTCAGCTTCAATCATTACTTCGGTTAGGAATGCAACCATGTTAACTTCGAGATCTGCGACAAAGTTTGCTTTGTACATATAGTCAGCAAGAGTTACAACAAATCCAGGTAACGATTTCATTAGAACTTTATCAGTTGCCATATCGTAAATACGACGGAACATTTCATTCATATCTTGATCGCTATTCTTTGCAACCCATTTACGCATATTGGTAAAGTCTTTTGCTTTTAACAAACGAAACAATTCATCCATAGACTCTTGCTTTAGATTAACAAAGATACCTTCGTCAATCTTACCTGAAGCTGCATACGATTGTAGCTCAGTAAGTACTCTACGGAAATCAGGAAAATGTTTTTGAATAACTTTGGCAACAACATTCTTATCGTAATCAACTGCTTCTGTGTCAAGAATTGTCTCTACACGTTTCATAAATTGCAACGCAAGTTTAGGGCGATCTGTTGTTTCAATAGTAAAATCAACTTCAGATAACCGAGACCGCAACGGTTGAATAATTCTATTCTTAAAATTACAAGTAAAGATAAAACCACAGTTGGAAGAATATTCTTCAATAAAATTACGCAACGCTGGTTGAACATTTGCGGCATTAAGGTAATCAGCTTCGTCAAAGATTACATATTTACGACCACCTTGCAATGATACAGCCGACGCATATGTTGATATGTCATAGCGAAGAGTATCAATGTTAACGTTTAGCGAGCCGTTCTTTACAATATAATCACAACCTAGTTCTTCAAGCATTGCCTTTGCAATAGTAGTCTTGCCAACACCTGGACCGCCAGTCAGCAATAAGTTTGGTACACTGTTATCAGTAACAAACTTCGTGAACATTGATTTAGTTTTTTCAGGGAGAATAGTATCCGCAATCAGTTGCGGCCGATAGCGCTCAACCCAGAGCACTTCATTTGGTTTAGCATCAATAGACATATTGTCTCCATAATATAAAATAAAGTGCGGGTTTGTTTTACAACGATTGCCCGCATTCGTTACTACAGCTAGTTTGTCACTTTATCTGCAAGTGGCGCGTCTGCTGGTACGTCAGCTGCGGCTTCAGGAGGAGGCATCATACCTTCTGGCTGTTGCTGTTGTGCACGCAAAAAGTTTTCAATTTTGTTGCGTAGCATTCCAACGCCTTGAAGTTCGCGGCCTTCAAAAGCGCCACGGCGTGAGGCAATGTCAATGATTTGAACTACAGTTGCCATATCTTGCAGGTTAATACCACCTGGGTTTTCTTGGGGTTGGTTTTCATCCATAATTAGGATCCTTTCTTATAAGTCGACTTTGTATCAATAGCCACGAAATACGTGACGTCTTCACCTTTAAATTCAGAGATACCTTTACTTGACAGCGTAACTCTGTAATCTTGAGGTAAGAGTTTCAAATTATCAGTTTTGATAATAATTTTAAACTCATCGGCAGTATCGCCAATTTCTACACCGTAGTCATCCGCTGCCGCAGACGAACTGTCGATGGCCTTTAAGTAACACTTTCCATCCTGACCAACAAATGCAACCTCATTAAACTGAAGAACACCTGCCGCTTTTTGAACAGATTGCAAATCATTCCAAGATACATCAACAACCACATCAGCCGAAGGCAATTCTATGGTTTTTTCAGGCGCTGCATGTATCATGGAGACGTCGGCAAACGCGTAACGGGTACGTTGTTTACCTTCTGTGATTACAAAGTATTTATCATGAAACTCTACGTCTGGTGCAGTGTGGAGTGACAAAATTGATAAAAATCTTGATAAATCGTAAATACATGCTTCAGACGGAAATTGATCTGGGATTGTCGCAGATGCAATCAATGTTTTTTCAGGCGTAATAGTACGAAGTGTATTACCTTGCTTCATTAGGATTGATTTGTTGATAGTAGAGAAACTCTTAAGAATAGTAAGAGTGCGTTCAGAAAATTTCATTATATAGCTCCTAGGTTAATCATCATTTGTTAATTTTACTACGTTTTTTGGATTTTGTCAATGGTTTTTTGTAATTCTTTGCATTACTTGTTTTGTTGGCCGTTGGCGATGCGCCGAGTGACCCAAGCGCTGACATATTACCATTAAACATATATGATCCTACGTGAGTCATTCTCATCCATGGACACATCCAAACTCGCTTTTGTATTTCTCTTGCCTTTTGACAAAAGAAGTAATCTTCAGACAAATAGCGTCTTGTCTTTGGGTCAATGATACAATCAAAGAATGCAGTGATATTACGTTCACCATCAAAGTTTTCAGTTCTTGCGTGGTCTGGCTTATATGACAATTCAGGGTATGCAGCTCGATAATCTTCAAATACTTTACGAGGGATTAACATAAATCCTGTACCTGCTTCACCAACTTCAAGCGGTTCATCCATTTTAAAACTAGTAACTCCACCTACTGGATTGAATACAAAGTCGCC